TCTGTTACTTCTGCCATTATACCACTCTCTTTTCTGCTTGTTTCATTTGATCATACAACCTTTGAGCACCTTTTTCAATGTTGCCATCACCTATTCCTCTAACAGCATCTGCTGTCATTACAAATTCATTTTTACTTAACATAGCAGGTACATCATCTGCTTTTTCTTTTATACCAACTGGTACAAATCCACCAGTTTCTCTATAGTCTCGTTCTATAGTACCAGCTTTATTAGTTCTCATAATTCCCATAGGCATTAATCCTCCATTAGCTGCCATTGTTTTTTCTACAGCTACTTTTTGTCTACGTTTGTTTTCTAAATATTCTTTATAAAGTTGTTCAGCATTTTGTTTTTTATTAAATTCTTCTCTACCTTTTAAATATTCTTGAAAATCTTTATTAGCTCCAGCTTCTAAACCAACTCTACCACCTACAGCATACTCAGACGTATTAGTTGTAATAAACTGTTCTATTTCTTCATCACTGGCATTAGGATTTAATTTAGTAAAATAGTCTTTTAGGTAAACACTTAATTTATCTTTATCTCTTGTAATTGATTCTACTTCTTCCTGCTGAAAACCTTTACTACCTAAGTAAGTAGCAAATGCACTTCCTAAACCTATTTTAGTGCTCATGTTCATGCCACCAAGTTTTCCTCCTACAAAACTACCCAAACCTTTTAAAGCAGCACCTGGTCCACCAAAAGGTATTGTTGCAGCACCTAATAAAGCTATTTTTCCAATAGGAGACTTAGCTATACTTTTAACTGCTCCTTTAATTCCTTTACCAATCTTTTTTACAAAGCTTCCTAAGCCGTACATTTGTCTAGGTTGTTGCATGTTTGAAATCGCCATAATTTAAATATATTTATACTGTTAAGCAGGCGTAGAAATCCTGTAATATAATAGTTTATTTGATTTTTTTGTCTTCGTCAATGGGTTTTACAGGCCTCGTACCTTGATATAAATCATCAAAGAAACGACCACAATATTGGAACTCTCCAACATGTGTAATAGCATCCATTACATAGACATATACTTTACCACCCATATCTGTCCATCTTTGACAAAAACCAAAATCTTCTCCAAAGTAACGTTTAGTCTTAGGGTCATGAATAGTATCAAAAAGATTCCACATATTATGTTTTTTCTCTTCTTTACCATTAATAAAGGTAGGTTGAAATATCTCTAATTCAGGGTAGTGTTTTATCATTTTTTCTAATACTTCTCTTTTAATTAACATACACCCTGTAGGAGCATGAGTTACTTCAATCAATCCTTTTTCACTGTGTATATTAGCAGAGTCTTCTACTTTTAATGGGTAAGTATAACCAGCTCTAGCTAGATCTTTTGCTGAAGTAATAGCATCTTCTTTAGTTTGTAGTCTTCTCCATATCTTATCCCAATCTAACATCTTCATAGGATAAGGACATGCAATAACATCTTTATCTGCATCTAACATTTTAAATATAGTAGATGATTGAAAGTCTATATCGGAGTCTATAAATAATAAATGTGTGTAACCATCTTCGTGGTTTAAAGTTTCAGCTACACACAAGTTTCTACCTTGAGTAACTAAAGAGGATTTCATCAAAGTAAAACTAACTTGTATTTTTTTCTGCATACAATCTTGTTGAAATTTTAAAACTGATTGAGTGTAGTGCATCGAAGTATCACTATGACACGGAGTACACACCATAATTTTATGTGGTGAATGAGAGCCTATATTTATTTCTGTTACTTTCGTATCATTTTTAGTAAACCAAATGGGTTCATTGTTTTGGCCTGGGGCCTTATTACTTTTTTGCATTTATAGCTCCTTGTAAAAATCTTGTCCAAGCTGATCCTATTTTACTCCAGTTGTAATATATATTAGCGTAGTGAGATTGTGATTCTATGTGATTATGTATTTGTGGTTCATGTAACGTATTAGCAGCAGCCTGAATACCATAACCAAATTTACTAGCTAATCTTTTATAGTCATCATCAAAAGGAATATACATTGGAAACTCTGCACCTGTTTCAAAGATAGCTCCTAAGTTTGTTGTGATACAATATAAACCTCCAGCCATAGCTTCTAATAAAGATATACAAAAAGTTTCTTCAAAGATACTAGGATACACATACATATTATATTTATGTATGTTTTCTGTAATATAACTATTAGGTCTATAACCTAAATAATTTACATTAGGTAATTGTTTTGCTTGTTCATAAAGTTGTGTATAATTATGGTCATTTTTTTCAAAAAAATCTTTTCCATAAACCTCTGTGGATGAATATACATCTAAAGTAATTAAAGGATTATTAACTAATTGCATAGCACCTAGCAATACACTTAATCCTCTCCAAGGTGTATTTTGATGTATAATTCTTATAGGTTGACCTTTTTCATAAGGTTTAGCTTTTTCTATTTTTTCAATACCATTTTTAATTACCACACATTTTTCTAATGGTAAGCCAAACATCATTCTAAATTTTTCAAAGTTCCAATGTGAATTAAATACATACCAATCATATTGTTTGTGATTGTTTTTATCTTTAAACCATGGATATAAATTAGCTTGATCCCAAGAATTTTTTTGCCAAAGTATATTTAGTTTGTTAGGATCAATTGGTACTTTACCTGGAACACTTGTACAAATTTGTACTTGGTCTAATAATTTTTTGTCTACGTATTTTTCTAAATAACTAAACTGTAATTCAGTTCCGCCTTTAGCTGTTTGATTTCTTAGTTTCATTTTGTTTATTCATCACTTTCTGCATTAAGTCTAATCCTTTAGGAGAAACCTGAACTGTAACATCTTCTACAATATCGGGTCCTTCTACTTTCTCTTTAAACACTTCGTTTGTTTTTGTATTTCTATAAGTTGTTATAGTCGTACAATCTATTTTATATATGTTATCCGTTTTCATTCTCTCTGTTTATAAGTGCGTAACTAACAAATCCTGTTACTTCATTTGCTGTGTCTGCTTGCATCTTTATAACATCCCCTGCTTCTAAATTCAAGGTGTTAGTTATCATATTTGACATGCTTTTATTAAGCTGCGCATGACCTACTTCTACATCACTGCCTCCAGATTTTTTTAAATATAGATCAGCATCTACGTTTGATGCATCCCTGTGACTAGCTTGTACAGTTTTTACAATCGCCACAGCTGATGTAGATATAGTTAATACTGTAGTTAAGTTAGTAGTAGTTAAATCAAATGATTCACTCTTATATTGTATTGTCATGATAAAAAGTAATTAAATGTATCTTGTTCGTTTTTCAAGTCTTGTTGAAAAGAAAAATTAAGTTGTTGTTTCATTGTATTTAAAGACTCAAGTATTTGTCTTTGGTTTTCTACTTCATACTCTGGTTTAGGTTCAGGTATATAGTTAGTTATCTTTGCCATAACATTTAAGCTAACTCACCTGTAGATCTAGTTCCATATGTTTCAATTGCTTTATCTATTTGTTGTTGTTCAAATGGACTTAACAGATCATATTCTTTTCCATATAGTTGATTGCCAACTTCATTTTGAGAATAGTTACCGGCAAAATAATTATTGTTTGGTAAAGTTGCAGTCATTTCAGGTACTCCTAAAAGATTAGCCCCTTGATCATCAACAGTTCCATAAGGTGATACAAAACCTTGATCTGAAGTTCCATAAGGAAGACCAAAAGCAAAGGCTGCATTGGAATCCATTATACCTCTATCTGCAGTTCCAAACTCATTCATTAAAGCTGTATTAAATTGTGGAGATTGTCCAAACTCATTTATTAAACTTGCATTAAATCCTGGAGATTGTCCAAACTCATTTGTTAAAACTGTATTAAATTGTGGAGATTGTCCGGTAGTACCTCTAAAATCATTATTATTAATATTAGGAATAGCTAATTCTTTTATAGTCGTAGCTAAGTCATCCCCTCTTAAACCACTACCTCTTCCACTATCTACATCTCTTGCAGTGCTAGGCAGGTAACCTTGAGCCAATAATTCATCTATCTTAGCCTGTTGACCTGGAGTAAAATCTACAGTTTTTTTAGTAAAGTCACCAAAACCAATTTGATTATAACCTCTATCTTTTGCAGCAAATAATTTATCTAATCTGTTTTGTGCTCGTTTGTCTTCCATACTTTGTTCATATTGAGCTTGAGTTCTGATACTACCATCAGGATTAGTCCCTCTAAATTTTTCATTTATAAAATTCATTCCCTTTTTAGAAAAAGCTAAACCAAGACCTGGGATACCTGCAGCAAATCCAAGTATAGACATTAGTAATTGTCCTATTCCTCTACCACCTCTTTGAAATGGATTTGGTTTTACATCAGGTTGTTTTTCTGCCGCTGATTGTCTAGCAAGTCTATTTAATGCTATTCTTCTATTATCTCTATCTGCTTGACCTTGACCTTCTCTTTGTCTTCTGTCTACAGTTTTATTAGCTCTTGACGCAGTGTTAGTTCCCATCTGTCTGTCAAAACTTTTTGAAAAAGAAGTAGTAGAAGCATCTGCTCCTCCTCCTTGAAAATTTTTTCTAGTAGTTATTCTTTTATCTATCATTATCTTCTACCATCTGGTTGTGCATCAACTCTAAGTGTGCCATATCTCCATGCCTCACCTACAGCATCATTTGAAATTTTTAAGGATACTAATCTTCCTCTTGCTCTAGTATCTACTTTATCAGTAGAATTTGTAATTGTAAAGGGTCCAAGTGGTGAACTAACCGCTGTGTCATCAGGGTAAGAGCTTACAAATAAAGTAACTGTAGCATCTCCTCGTAAATATTTAAAATCAGGTATAAATCTTTTGACTGACATAAAGAACTCTCCATCTCCTCTATAATCAACTATCCCTGTTGATTGTCCTAACGCACTTTTTCTTGAAGTAATATCATAGTCTCCAGATTGAATAAATGCATCAATAGATGTTGTGCCTGAACTGTTTACTTGGTCATCACCTATTTCGTGAGCGTAATATATAGATGCTCCGTACTTGTTAGTTATACCAGATATAGCAGAGAATACTGGAGTTGCACTATCATCATAATCTGTAGCATAAGGTAATTGAAAAACACCTTGGTCTTGATAGGTAGTTCTATCTAATGATGAAGTTGTAAATACATTTTCTGAATAATTGTATGTAACACATCTATCAATTTGAGTTGATCCTGCTTTAGGATAAAACCAATTTATCTCTGTATATAAAGAATTAGGTGCAGAATAAATAACGTCTGCCGCATTATAATTTAATCCTAAGTTATCTCCATCAGTTGAATATACAAAATCTTCTACAAGGCATGGTAAGGCTTTAACTGTACCATCATATACAAAAAAACCACCTTCACCTGACATCCACCAGACAGCTCCATTTGCATATGACATTGCGTGTTGACCAACACATCCACAGTTAGTACCTACTTGTCTAACAGAGAAAGTAAATGGTGGACCAACAAATTGAATTACATACGCAGCTAAATCAGTTGTTACAAAAATATAATCTTTACCTTGTATGGCTGCTCTAATC